GTAGTTACGCCAGCATCTCTAGAGGCTGCTGTTGCCGCTCTATCAAACGCACAAAATGCTACAGCAAGTCAACTAGCCACTATAGCTGGAGTTTTAAATGTGCCGGGTGCTGCAGCAGTAGGTGCCTTATCTAATATTTTTGGTTTTGGTGCTAAAGCAAATGTAGTAAGTATACTATCTCAACTAGGCGTAATTGATGGAGCTAGAAAAGTTGACGAAGACGGTAAGAAAGGGGCTAGATATACAAGTCAAGAGTTAATAGATTTAGCAACTAAACCCGATGAATTTGGCCGCACTCTTTCAAATAAAATAGATTTAGAAGATCGTACTTCAGACAAAAGTTCAAAACTTGCACTTGGTCCTAAAGAACAAGCTAAAGAAAAGGCATACCAAACTCAAAGAAATACTATGGTTGAGGCAGCTAAGACTATGCAACAACGGGCAGAAGAGGAGGAACAAGATCAGGCTGTTGAAGGTGGTTTTATTGCTCCTAATAAAGGAGGGGCTGCTAATGCGGCTGCTCTTGGCGGTATTGGTGCCGCTGCTGCTGCTGCCGCTGCTGCCGCTTCTCAAGGTCAAAGCACTACGGCTGTTGCTCCTACTAATGTGGGTTATCCCGGTAGTGGCTTAGGTTCCCGCAGTACGGCTCAAAATATTGCGGCTGATACTAATATTTATGGACCTGATACTACTAGCCCTGATCCTTACAGCGGACCTGCTCCCGCTGCTCCTGCTGGTCCGAGTACAGGAGCTAGTGGTGGTCAAGGCGGCATGGGCGGCGGCATGGGTATGGGAGGTAGAGGTAGTTCATTGATTTCTGTGGCGGGACAAGGTACTCCCGGTACTGCTGGCGTAAGTGACCCTAGCTTTTCAGCACCAGATGCTCCTGACTTTAGTATTAGTGACGCTACTGGATACAGTGGTACTGAGACTGATAGCTTTACACCTTTTGCAGAAGGTGGCCTAATTACAGTAGGTGATAAGACCTACGGACCAGAAGACTTTGGCTTTGCTAACAAAGGTGCTTTTGTAACTAAAAAGAAAACACGTAAACGTAAACGTAAACAACCTAGAGGTAAGGGACTTGCCTCAAAGTATAAGTAGTCCCATTTGCTGGCTTACCCTATCCCTCTACTAAACAGTAGACTACGGTGGCCCCAGTCCAAAAGGAAAGATAATGTCTGAATCAATTGTAGCTGATCCACAACCTGAAAAGAAAGTGGGCTTTGCTAACAAGCATCAGTACCGCAAAACAGTAGAAGATGAAGAAAAAGAATTAGAAGCACTTAAGAGCCAAGTAGAAGAAGAAGAACAAAAAGATGAGGCTCGTGAGGAGCTAGTAAAAGAACAAGATGAATTACTAGAAACTTCTGCTGAAGAAAGAACTTTTAAGAAACGCTACGGTGATCTTCGTAGATTTTCACAAAAGCAAAAAGAAGAATTTGAAAATCGTGTATCTAAACTAGAGGCACAGCTAGAAGAAACTGCTAAGACGCAGATGCAGTTGCCTAAAACAGAAGACGAGCTTAATGCTTGGGTACAAGAGTATCCTGATATTGCGGCAGTAATTGAGACTATAGCAATTAAGAAAGCAGATGAGCGGTCTAATTCTGTAAATAAAAAGCTTCAAGAGATTGAGAAGCTTCAAGGGGATGCACGTAAAGAAAAAGCTGAAGCGGAACTTATTAGGCTACAGCCAGACTTTGAAAATATTCGTGAAGAGGATAGCTTTCATGAGTGGGTAGAGTCCCAGCCTAAGTGGGTACAGACTGCTCTGTATGACAATGAAGATGATGCGTTCTCAGCATCACGTGCCATTGACTTATACAAGGCAGATATGGGTGTATCTACAGAAAAGGCCAAGCCTAAGAAGAATGCTAAAAAAGAAGCTGCTACTTCTATTGCTTCTAAGAGTGCAAAGACAGCACCCAAACAAACCAGTGATGGCGATGTGCTTCGTGAGTCAGATGTTCAGAATATGACCTCTCAACAGTACGAAGAAAATGCAGACGCAATCATGGACGCAATTCGTGCCGGTAACTTCATTTACGATCTTTCCGGTGCGGCACGTTAAGTAAGTTTTTGCTTGACAAATAGACATTTTTTACTTATAATGGTGTCTATAACAACACAAAGACCCACATTATTGTGATACTCTAAGTGTTTATACTGTGACTTTTAGTTTACCTAGTTATGATTGGCCGAGAGTAGATTGATCCTCTACACTTTTACCCAAGAATCTAGCCCTCAAAAGTTATACCCTAACTACATATAGTCGAAAGACTAGCGATTTATCGCATCGTGTTTTAACGCTATGGAGAACAATCATGGCATTTAAAACTGCGGCAGGGTATAATAGTCTACCAAATGGCAATTTCAGCCCTGTCATTTATTCCAAACAAGTACAGCTTGCATTCCGTAAGGGATCAGTTGTAGAGGATATCAGCAATAACGATTACTTTGGTGATATCTCTAACTTTGGTGACACTGTTCGTATCATCAAAGAACCGGAAATCACCGTCAAGTCATATGCACGTGGCGCACAGATTTCTCCTCAAGACCTTGACGACGAAGACTTTACGCTAGTTGTAGATCAAGCTAACTACTTTGCGTTTAAGGTTGACGACATTGAGGAAGCACACTCGCACGTAAACTTCCAGCAAATGGCGGCGGATCGTGCAGGTTATCGTCTTCGTGACCAGTTTGATGCTGAAGCTCTAGGCTATATGTCTGGCTTCAAACAGGCTAGTCTCAGTGCAGTTTCCAGCGCAGTTAACGATACTGTGTCTGGTTCTATTGCTGTTACTACGGCTGGTACGGACGAGCTTCTATCTACAATGAAGCTTAAGAAGGGTAGCTTTGGCAACATCACCACGACTTCGGCTGATGACCATTCTATTCCTCTTGCTGCTCGTCTTCCCGGTGCAAGCGCACTTCCAACCGCTACGGCTTCACCAGCAATGGTTGTTGCTCGTATGGCTCGACTCCTTGACACGCAGTTTGTTGACAAGGACAATCGTTGGTTGGTTATTCATCCTACCTTTATGGAAGTTCTAATGGACGAAGATAGTCGTCTGTTTAACAGTGACTTCGGTGAGTCAGGCGGAATGCGTAACGGTTTGACGATTAACAACTTCTATGGTTTCAAGGTATATGTTTCTAACAACCTGCCTTCGGTTGGTACTGGCCCAGACACTTCTGGTACGGCTAACCAAAACAGTAACTACGGCGTTATTGTTGGTGGTCATTCTTCGGCTGCAGCTTCTGCTAGTCAAATTATGAAGACGGAAACTTATCGTGATCCAGACAGCTTTGCTGACATTGTTCGTGGCATGCACCTCTATGGTCGTAAGATTCTACGCCCAGAGGCACTTGTCACTGCTAAATATAACGTAGCGTAGGGGTATAAATCATGGCAACTTTTGATATGACCGCTAAATCAACCGTAGGTGTTGATTCTGACTCGCTCGCTATTCTACCTGATGTACGTAATCAGTCTTACTTGGTTGAATCTATTCTAGATATCACTAAGCTTGTTGCTGCTGGAACTTTTTCTGCAGTTACGAATGGTGACATCTTCCAAGTACTAGAAATTCCTGCTGGCACAGTCGTTATTGCTGCTGGTGCGGAAGTTCTTACTGTTATGAGTGGTACTTCTGTTACTGTTGACATTGACTTTGCTGCTGGCGATGACATTGTTGATGGCGGAGATACTAGCTCTACAGGTTACCTTGCTTCAGGAACTAACGGTGGGGCTAATGAGCCTTCCGCTACTACGTATACTCACTTTGTGGGTACAACTGACACCATTGATGTGAAGTTTATTGCTTCATCTAGTGATGTAACGTCAGGTGTACTTCGTGTGTACGCTATTTGTTGCGACCTAAATGGCGTAGCAGATAATGCAACTGAAGTTGATCGTGATCAACTCGGATAAGTAAATATTGTGTGGGGAGGTGCTTCGGCATCTCTCCATGCTTTATTTTGTTTGGGTAAGATATATGGCAAATACTTTTTTAACTTATGTTAATGACACTCTCGTTAGGCTAAATGAGGTTGAGCTTACAGCATCTACATTTAGTGACTCACGAGGAGTACAGACCCAAGCTAAAAA